GCGTTCACGGGCAACATCGTTTGCATTGCTACCGTGCACAAGGGCGACACCCATGCTAGTTCTGATTGGGTTGTCGAGTGGAGTGGACGACCGTACTAGGAGGACACATGCGAATCAACGTGTACAGCCAGGAGTTGACAGACGAGGTGACGTCGTTGCAGAAACGCAGCAACACGGGTTTGGTGTATTCTGCCGTGCAGTTCGTGCTGCATTCTAGTGATCGCCTGCACCACCCGCCGGCGGATGATGACCGCAGTGCCGTCACTTTTTGGCTGCCCAAGTCCAAAGAGCGCCGCGAAGCATTGGCCAAGACGTTCGAGATGGCGGCTGCGATGATTCGAGACGCGATGCCTGAAACGGGACTCGACTGATGTCTCACGCCATCGAAGTTATCATCCTGACCCGCGGCACGGCCGGCGACGACGGACCGTGGGTGTCCGGCGGCGGGCATCGCGTGCACGCACCCTGGACAGACGCTGAGTGCGAAGTCAAAGCGCGCGTACTGCGCACCCTGGCCGCTCGAAAGACGCCACCCGATGGTGTGGCGTTCGTGCGGCAGTGGGCTCCGCCGGAGACGCCAGCCGAAGTGCTCATCACCCCGGTGCCTACGCCCGCCTTCACCCCGCCCACACAACCCGCCGTGCCTGCCCCTCGAGGCCGCCGTGGCCGCTGACTCTCGTCTTCCCTCGTGGAATGAGGTGCTGGACGCCGCCACCGGCGCGGCCCTGCGCGGCGTCCACACTGCGATGCTCGGGTCGATCAAAAGCTACGATGCCGCTGCGCAGACGGCCGTCGTGGAGCTCGCTACGCACCTGCCGCGCGCGTCCGGAGAGTACGCGGCCGTCGCCCCCGTCGAAGGCCCTGTGGTTTGGCCGGGGGCGTGGGCCTCCGGCGACCGCTGCCTGGTCGTATTCCTGGAGGAGTCAGCCGCCAAGTGGCTAGAAACGGGAAGCGTCGAGGCGCCGGAGGTGCAGCTGCGCCACGGCCTTCACCCGGTCGTGCTGCCGTTCCCGAGCATCGAAGGTCAGGCCGCACAATTCGTGGCCCTGGGCAACCTGGTGTCAGCGCAGCTGGCAGACCTCAAGTCTGCAATCAACGGCTGGACACCGGTGCCGAACGATGGTGGCGCGGCGCTCAAGGTCGCGCTAACATCGTGGCTGGCATCCAGCTCGGCGGTGTCCGCCGTGAAGGTGAAGGCGCGATGAGAATCGAATTCACAGAAGCTGAAGTGACCGCAGCCCTGGTCGACTATCTGAAGAACAATCGCCCGACAATCTACGCATCGGTGAAGGGTAAAGACGCGGTTCTCTATTGCGAGGTAGAGGACGACGAGCTGATCGCCGCAGGCTTCGAGGTGGACGACTGGTGCCCTGCCGCGGAGGCGACCTGATGAGCTTTTTGATGGGGATGCTGGCTGGAACATTCGCGTTTTATGTGGGGCGCTGGGCAGGTTTGCGCGACGGGCGCCGCGAAGGCGCAGCGGCTGAGCTGCAACGATCGGCGAAGGCTAGAGGCCTAATCTGATGCCCATCGGTGTGCAAGTTCCGGGCGACCTAGCCCTGACCGCAGACGGCACCGAGCTGGTGCTGACGACGGGCAGCGCGCTCGCCATCCAACAGATTCGCACCGGCGTCGGCATCTGGCAGGGCACGATCGCATGGGACCCGGACGCGGGCCTGCCGATGTTCGATACGATTCTGGTCAAAGGGCCGGACTTTCGCGTGCTACGCGCGGTGTTCCGGGCGTTCATTCTGTCATGCGCGGCCGTGGAATCGGTAGATGAGCTGACCGTGTCCCTGGACAAGCCGACGCGCGAACTGACCGTGAAGTTCCAGGCGACCGCGTCGGACGGCGCGACGGTGCGAGACACGTTGGCGTTTGCGCTGGCGTGAGGTAGAGTGGCGGAAATGCCAATCCGGCCGGCGCCAATCTTCCAGCTTGTCGATGAAGACATTCCCGGCAGGCTGATTGCCGCGGACCGCGTGCGTATCGTCAGAAGGACGCCGACAACTGGCGGACCGAAAGGCCTTGCCCTGTTCACTGCAGTAGACGGCCGCAAGATGTGCAGGTACTTCCGACCCGGCGAGTGGGACTGAGCGATGCCCGTCGATGCCACCGGCTTCACGGCCAGGACGCAGGCCGAAATCCTTCAGGAGCTGATCGACGAGCTGCGCGCCGTCATCAGCCCGAAGCTGGACCTGTCTGAGCGGAGCGTGCTCGGAAATTACATCAACATCCAAGCGCCGAAGTTCGCAGGCCTGGAGGAGTTGAATCAAGAAAGCTACAACGCTTTTGACGTCGATGCCGCCAGCGACGATCGGTTCGTGGCGCTGTGCCTGCTGTCCGGCATCGAACGTCGCGGCGCCTCCACAGGTCTAGTGGACGCCACACTGACGTTGCAAGCGTCCAAGTCCTACGCCGCTGGTGACCTGGTCGCGCACGTGACTGATGACCCAACCAATCGCTGGGAAAACCGCGATGCCGTCGCGTCCACGACCGCGGGCTCGTACCCCGCCGTGTTCGTCTCGCAGCTCGCGAGCTCGCTCGCCATCGCGCCCGCAGGCACGCTGACCGTCATCGCGGACCCGGTGGACGGATGGGACGCCATCACGAACGCGGCGGACGGTACGCCCGGTACCGACATCGAGGCCATCGAGGCGCTGCGCGTGCGTCGCGAGCAAGGCGTGGCAGCGTCTGCATCACGCACGCGCGGAGGCATTCGCGCAGCGGTCGTGGACCTGGACGGCGTGCTGAGCTGCGAAGTGTTCGAGAACACGTCCAATGCGACAGACGCTGATGGCATCCCTGCCCATTCGATCAGGGTGGTGGTGTGGGATGGCAGCCCGGCCGCCGCTGACGATGACGAGATCGCCGACGCCGTCTATGCGCGCAAGGCTGAAGGCATCCTGAGCGTAGGCAGTCAGACGGGCACGGCGCAGGATGCGGAGCTCGGCCCGCAACTGGTCGCGTTCGAACGCGCGACGGCGTCCGCCGTGACGATCGCCGTCGAGATCGAGTCGACCGACGGCGTGGCGGTCGCTGACGTGAAGGTCGCCATCCTGGCCGCGTTTCCAGGCAGCGGCGTCGGTCTAGTGGGCGAGGCGGTCGTGTTCCACAAGCTGGCCGGCAGCGTGTTCGCGGTGGCGGGAGTCGATGACTACGCCAGCTTCACCGTCAACGGCGCGGGGTTGGACCTGCCGAGCATTCAGAGCACCATCTATACGCTTGACGCGGGCGACATCGCCGTGACAGGAGACGCAACGTGACGCCTTGCGTGTACACGGATTTCCCCGCGCACGAGTACCTGGTGTACTGCCTGCGTAACACGCAGAACGGGATGCTGTATTTCGGACAGACCTGCAAGCCGTTACGCGACCGATGGTCAAAGCATGTCACGGATTCGCGCAGGCCTAGCCGCAGCTACCGGTCTACGTTCAGCCAAGCTATTCGGGAATTCGGCGAAGCTGCTTTCGTCGGCGATGTGATTGTGCGGGGCTTGAGCAAGGCCGATGCGGACTTCTACGAAGCCGCTATGATTGCCGGCTACCCGGCGCAGCGCCTCTACAACGAGACGGCTGGCGGCGCTTATGGCGAGCGCTCGCCGCGCGCTCGACAACGCATGAGCGAATCTTGTAGGCCGCCGCAGACGCCGGAGGCTCAAGCGAAACGTGAAGCGTCTCTGCGCAAAAACGGCGCGACGCCTGAATTCAAAGCCAAGATGTCCGCCGTCAACAAGGCGAACTGGGCGAAGCGCCGCGCGCAAGGCGGCGATACGGGTCAGGCTGCAGCAACGGCCCGACGCAGCCCTGAGCAGCGCGCGCTCACCGGCGCTCAGATGAAACTGAACTGGCAGCAGCCCGAGCTGCGCGCCGCATACCTGAACGGAGCCCCGCGTGTCAGACGCCGATCTGTCGCTTGAGTATCGTGGAGGCATCGCAGCCCCCGCCATCGAAGAAATCGGTAACACGCCGCGCGCGATCGCGTCCGTGGCGGGTGAGCCGTCCGTGCTCGAGTACCCGCCCGACATGCAAATCATCGCAGGCAGCGGCACGTGGGACGGCCGCTCGCGTTCCGTGGGCGTGACGTCCACCGGCGCACGCAGCATCGCGCTGCCGAACGGCGCGTTCCTCGGCCAAGAGGTGGAGGTGTTCGACCTGCTCGGCAACGCCAGCGGCGGCACCATCACCATCGACCCGGCTGGCAGCGCGACCGTCAATGGCTCTGCGACCACGACGCTGACCACGAACTATCAGGCCAAGCGGCTGCGCTACGTCGCCGCCTCCACGTGGGTGCGGATGACATGACCCAAAATCAAAATGCTGACCTCATGTTTGCTGACCGCGATTGGCTCTCTGGCTGCGACGATCGGGGTGCTGTGGAGGCAGAACGTGACACTGCGCCGCCAACTCGACGATCTGCATGCGACGCACCTAGCCGACGTGAAGGAGTTGACGCAGCAAGCGTTGCACGTGGCGGAGGCTGCGACCTACGCACCGCCTCTGCAGCTCTCCGCGCCGCCGCCGCACGACTGAGGCGTCTCGCGTGAGCCTAGTCAGAGAGACCAACCACCGTGCGGGCATCCTTCAGCTGGCGCCGCCGTTCTGGGGGATGCCCCGCATTGTGTCGATTCTCGTCGCCGTCTTGGACCAGATCCAGCGCATCGAGGATGACGCTTGGGACATCCTAGAGCTGCGCACGCTCGAGAACGCGGACCTAGTTCGTCTCAAAGTGTTGGGCAAGCTGGTCGGGCAACCGCGACTCGGCTTCGACACGGAGGACTATCGGGCGCTCATCCGTGCGCGAGCTCGTGCCAACCGCAGTCAGGGGCGAGCGCTCGACCTGGTCGAGGTGTCCGTCATTCTGCTCGGTGCAGCAAACTTCAGCGTCACAGAGGTGGGCAACGCCACTCTCTACATCTCCGCACTGACGCCGCTGACTGATACTGACGTGGCGAAGCTGCGCATCATTTTTCCGGACACGCGCGCGGCTGGTGTGGGCTTGCAGCTGCTGTGGTCGGACCCGGCGGCTGCTGACGACATCTTCAGGTGGAATGACCCGTGGTCTGCAACAGAGGTATGGTCGGCTGCGGAGGTGATGTGACTGAAGGATTTTCGTTACTAAACGCCGCGGCGCGTGTCGGAAAAGACCGCTGGACCTTCGTCAGTACTGAGGACATCGACGTATTGCGTGAGCGCAACTGGCATCTCAATAATGGCTACGCGCGCGCAGGGACCACTAAAAAATA